CACGCTCGCCGTGACCGACTGCCGCCCATCGGTAGCGCTCATCGGAGATCAAAATATCCCAGCCTTTGACCTCACCGTCAGAGTTTCAGCAACAAGGAGCTAGCCGCCATGGCAACCGTAACCACCCTTTCCCAGCCCTATGTCAGCATTGACGCCAACGACTTGACCGACCAGTCAACGTCGGCCACCGTCACCAGCACCATCGAAGCGCTCGAAGCCACCACGTTCGCCGATTCGGCACGCACCTACACCGCCGGTCTACAAAACAACGAGATCAGCGTCACCATGATGCTGTCCTACGGGGCCAGCGAAGTGGAAGACATCCTCCAAGGTCTGGTCGGTACGACGTTTGACGTGATCATTGGTGCATCGTCGGCCACCCCGGCCGCCGACAACCCGGTGTACACACTCACCGGCTGCTACCTAGAGTCCTACACGCCGATCAACGGGTCACTCGGCGCACTTCAGACCGTCGATGTCACCTTCCGTGGGGGCGCCCTCACCCGGGCCGTTGCCTGATCCGATTAGGCTGATCTCATGGAACTGCGACTCAAGATCACACCCAAAGGCGACGGTGACCCCTACGAAGTAGAAACTGACCTGGGGGTCATCGTTGCATGGGAACGAAAGTTCAAGTCGAAAGCGTCCGACCTCGGCAAAGGGATCGGCATGGAGGACTTGGCGTTTCTGGCATACGAGGCATCTCGGGCCGCTGGGCTAACTGTCCCAGCCGTGTTTGATGACTTCATCACTAAGCGCATCCGCAAAGTGGAAGTGGTTGAGCAGGAACAGGCCCGCCCTACCATCGAGGCACCGTCCGACGACGACTAGCCGAACTGCTAGTTGTCACCGGCTGGTGGCCTCCAAACATCGAGTTTGACACGCGTGACCTGATCACCGTGTCAGACGTACTAGAAGAACGGAACCGGCACCATGGCCGTTAGCACATCGACAGGAACAGCGCAGTCAAGCGTTCGTGTTCACCTCGATGTTGACGGGTTGGCCGAGGTGGTTAGGGAACTACGAAAGATCCAACCCGAGTTCGCCAAAGAGTTCCCGAAAGCCATGAAAGCCGTGGCGAACCCGATCATTGCCGAAGCACGGACGTTGCTGCCCACACCTTCACCGCTCGGCAACTGGGGCACATGGAATCTGGCACGCCAATCAGGCGGCAGCCGAACATGGACAAAAAAGGCTTACAGCGGCATCCAAGCCAAAACAAACCTTGGGGCACCCAAAGGCCGCAACCGGATCGACCTACTCGAGATCATTCAACGTGACCCGGCCGGGGCAATCTATGAGAACGCTGGCCGCAACCCGAACCCGTCAGGCGACAAAGGCGAAGTGTTCCTAGACAATCTCGCTGGGAAGCACGGCAACTACCCGGCGAACTCGTCGCGGTATTTGTGGCCTGCCGTGCACAACAACTTTGACCTGATCTACAGCGTGGCCCAACGAACCATCGACAAGTTCTTAGCCGACTTTGAGACAAGAGTAGAGAAGATCTGATGGCACGCATCCCGTTAGTCTCCGAGTTCAAGCCCCAAGGCATTGACAAGGCCATCAAAGAGTTCAAGAAACTCGAAACCACCGGCCAAAAGGTCGGGTTCGCCCTCCAAAAGGCGTTTCTACCGGCCGCCGCTGCCCTTGGGGCGCTCACCGTGGCCGCCGGGGCCAGCGTCAAAGCCGCCGTGGAGGACGCCGCACAGCAAGAAGAACTAGCACGGCAACTGAAGGCCACTACCGGCGCCACAGACGAACAAGTAGCGGCCAATGAAGCGTTCATAGCGTCAATGGAACTGGCCGTAGCCGTGTCCGATGCCGAACTACGACCAGCGCTCGGCAACCTTGTCCGAGGCACCGGCGACCTGACCAGCGCCCAAGACCTGTTAGCAATCTCGCTAGACATCGCAGCCGCCACCGGCAAAGACCTGAACGCTGTTACTGAGGCCATGGCGAAAGCCGCCCAGGGCGAGATGACAGCCCTGAAACGTCTTGACCCGTCGCTGACCGCTGTCATAGCGTCCGGGGCCGACGCCGACGAAGTGTTTACCGCCCTGTCAGAGACGTTCGGTGGGGCCGCCGCTAACGCCGCTGACACGGTGCAGGGCCGTTTTGAGCGTATGCAAATACAATTAGCGAACGCATCCGAAGCCATCGGCTATGCGCTGCTGCCGATCATCGAAGCGTTGCTACCGAAACTCGAAGCCATGGCGACCTTTGTGGGGGAGAACACTGACCTGATCATCGGTATTGGTGCGGCCGTGGGCACCTTTGCTACGTTCATTGTGGCCGCCAACATGGCGATGAAGGCTTGGTCCGTCATAGGCGCTATCACGACCGCCGTGAACACTCAAATGAGTTGGTCGTTCACCACGCTCCAAGCGGCCAGCGGCCTCATCGTGTTTACCGCCCTCATCGGCGTGTTCGTCATCCTCCAAAAGAAGTTCGACATATTCGGCAAAGCCGTTGACGCCCTCACTTGGTACTTCCAAACATGGTGGGATGTTGTCAAGTGGGTCATCGGCAACGTTATCGACGCCATCAACCTGCTGATCAGGGCTTGGAACAAACTGCCGTTAGTCGATGACATCCCCGAGATCAGCAAAGACTTCCTAGACATGGGGGACGCCGCCGAGGATGGTGCCGCAGCTGCTATCCCAGCGATGGAAGAAGTGGCCGAAGTGGTCGGCTCGGCCGAAGGCGAACTGGAACGATTCAAAAACCAGTTTGAGAACACCGGCCGCAAAATGTCTGACGTGGCCCGCTACGAGATTGACCCGGTGACTCAACGCCTTGACGGTATGCGCGGCGTGGTTGACATGGTGGACCTAGAACTCCAAGGCCTGTACAACACGTTGAAACGTGAGGACGCCGCCGACGCGTTCAAGGCCACCATTGACGAACTGCAAGACAAACTAGGCACCGACGAGTTCGAGGGCGCACTACGCGACGCCAAACTAGAAGTATTCGCCTTAGAGCAGCAGGTGGGCGGTTTCAGTTCGGCCGTCGCCCAAGAGTTCCAACTAGCACTCGATCTAAACGACTTTGAGCGGCTTGACCTGCTCATCTTGTCGATCAAGGAGAACTGGTCAGCGTTCTCGGGTCAGCGTTTCGCGTCGTTTGATCAGGGACAGTTCACGAGCCTTGATCCGTTTTACGAAGCAATACGCAATATGGACCCGGCATTGCGTGACGCGCTTGGAACACCGATCCCAACGGGAAGAAGTAGCACTGGGATTAGCGTGCAGGTCAACATGCCGGTCGGGTCAAATGGCGCTGACGTCGTGCGAAGCATTGAGAAATATTCCCGTCGTACCGGTGGCGTGAACATCCCAGTGTCGGGTTCGGTCCGGTCGTGATAGAGACGACATGGGATGTCAACCTTCAGGGCGTCTCAGTTAGTTTGGTTGACGTAACTAGCAGAGTTCTCGGGTTAGACGTTCGTCAAAACGTCGAGTTGGGCCGCATGACTTCAATGGTGGCGAGCGTTGAACTCAACAACGATGACGGTGGCCTGACACCTGCGGAGGGTGGCGGCACTGGCGACTATTCGGCCGTTGACTGGTTCAGTGTTGGTATCAAAATCTTTGCGACGTTCAGCGGGTCGGTTAGCACCGAGCAAGCGATTGTGTTTGATGGTGTAGTGCAAGAGTTTTCGTCTGTGGACGATGGCACAAACAGCAGGGTGGTCATCACTGCGTTCGACGGGATTTCAGTCGCCGGAGGTTTACCACCCGATGCAGTGACAATATCGGTTCCTGCCACCGGGCCGGTTGATGCCATGTTGGAAAAACTGGGCGACACTATCGACACTTTCCAACCGTTTCCGCTTATTTACAGTGGCGTAACCGAAGCCGAACTGGTCGTAGAACGCCTTGATGACTCGAAAGGCCCTGACGGCGACTACTCGATGACATCGCTCATTTCGGGTACCGTCCTTGATGTCATATCAAACAATGTTTTACCGGCTGGCCCATCTGTTGCTTGGGCAGGCATCAGACAAGTGAACGCCACAACAGTTGAGTACACGATTTACTGCATCGACCGGGGGCTGTTGCGAGACGAAGATAACCGCATCCTGTTTGAGTTCGATGAAGGTCCGGGCGATCCTGCTGTTACCTCGGATGTAATCGTGTTTGATGAAATCACTGTCAATTATTCCGATGACGACTTGTTCAACTATGCGCAGATTGCGAGCGGTTCAGTTGGTGGTGTCACTGCGACGGCTTCTAATGCTGAGAGCGTTGCGTCTTACGGTATGCGTGCAATCTCTGCGAGTAGCACTGTGAACCGTACAACTACCGACGCCGGTCATGCCGCTGGTTCATGGTCGAACCGGTACAGCGTTCATCGTTTCGTTCCTCGGTCAATCAGTTTCTCCACCGCTGTCATTCAGGCACATGGTTTCAAGGGGTCCGAAGTGAAGTTGGCAGAACTGTTTGATGTTCGTTACGGGTTGTGGCAACCGTGCGAGGTGACGTACACCCCTACGGGTGGTTCGGAGATCACCGCCGAGTGTCTTTTGGTTGGCAGACGTTTCAGGGGGCGCCCCGGTTTTGTAGCAGTTGAACTTGAGTTGAACCCGTTGGTTGATTTTTCGTCGTTC